CCGGGCCAAAGGAACTACCTAGAAAGGAGTATTGTTAATGCCACAAGTTCGAATTGCATGGGGTCGAGATAAGGATGAAGTTAAGCTGTACGTGTTTGAGACAGAGGAGCAAAAAGCTTTTTTTCTTAAAGGCGTAGAGGCGGCCGCAGGCTGGTTAGAGTATGAGATTAAAAACTAAGTCCCGGTCCTTGGTGATGAGGAAAAAGCATATGGTGCAAGGGTTAACACTTGTATTAGGCGGAACCACCGACCAAGGACCCGGAGTTAGTTTAGTAAAAGTATAAAGTGGGTGGGACCCGCCCGCAAGCACGCACCAGGGGTGCGGCGTTATGTCACATTGACAAGATGTTCCTGAACCGTGGTCCAGCTATCAGCAATAACGGTCACAGGCTCACGGCTCACGAGTTTTAGAATGTCGGATCCTCTGTAAAGTTTTAAGGCACAAGGACCGAGGGCCTTTGCCAAGATAAATGTATTGTGTGGATGCTTGATATGGAAGGCAATTTGATGCGGAGAGAAGGTTAGTTTCTTACGTTTCTCTACTTTCAATTCAATAGTAAAAAACTTTCCTTTTTCATTGTAACATAATAGATCTGGCACACCAGCAGAGGCCCAAGACTCAAGTCTTGTAAAGGAAATTTGCTTGATATTTTTCTTAACTTCTTGCCAGAATTTAGACTCGTCTTTAGCCATAAATTTACAGTAAGTGTGGGTGTTATAATTTCTTTAAAACTTTACCCATTCGCCAAGTCTCTGGCTTGATTGTTATAACTAATCTGTGGGATTCTCTGACTCCAATTAATTTATTTTCCATTAATTGAATTCCTTTCACATCATAAAATTCACCATTGGGTAATACAATTTGTACCCTGGCATCACCTGCTGTAGGTGACTTTACAAACTTATCTAAAACTTGTCTGAAGTGTCTTAAACTAATCATATATTTCTATAGGGGCCCAGTATCCGTAACATTCTCGTCGATTAGGTCACTTCGTAAGCCGACCCCCATATTTTTAATCAAACAACACGGAGATATTGTCTAATTGACTTTTACACTTTCTTACGTTAATTGTCAAGGTATGGGAATGCACAAACATTTAACACCAAAACAAATGAAATTTGCACAAGAGCTCGTTTACAATGAAGGCAGAAAAACGGCAACACAATGTGCTATCGATGCGGCTTATGAAAAAGACAGAGCTCACGTTACTGCATCAGAATTACAGAATCCAAAAAAATATCCATTAGTGGTTCAATACATTGGAGAATTAAGACAAGAGATATTAAAAAAATATGACATCACTTTTGAATCTCATATGGCCCAATTAGGTGAAATGAGAAATAAAGCTTTGGAAGATAAATCTTATACCGCAGCAATTAATGCAGAGGTTGCTCGAGGTAAAGCAGCCGGGTTATATGTAGAACAAAAAATTATTAGAACAGGTAAACTAGATGATTTATCAGAAGAAGAATTAGATAAAAGAATTGCAGAAGTATTAGATCAATACTCACCAATTATTGATGGTGTTGAAGTAAAAGATTTTAAAGAACAAGTAAAAAATGTAACGCCAAAATCAGACAAAACATTACCAAAACAATTAGATATTGTATCAGAAGACGCATCTACAGATTAATCCTTTCTAATTTTATTACACACCCTGCAGGAAAAACATTTCTATCAGAAAAACATCCTTCTTTAGAATCATAACTTGCAAAAGTTTTTATATATTCTTTTGTCTTTTCAAATACATATCCATAACTAACCATCTTAGCAGGTTTCATTTGTAAAAACTCTTCTGTATCTGCGTGCCCGGTGTCACCTAAGATATCTAACCAAGTCAAACGATAAAAGTAATATCTTTTTTTATCTATCATCAATGATCTATACTTAGATTTTTTTCTGGTTTTAGATTTTGGCATGCCACATTTATAACACAATTTATAAATTACACTATTGACCATATTTTATGGTTCGATACTGTCAAACTCGGCCCTTTGACCAAATTGTAGGAACTTTTAGTAAAATTGTAGGAAAAAAAAGTGGCTCCTAGTGCGGATTGTGGAATTTGTAGGAACTTTTTTTAAAAAGTTCCTACACGAATTAGCATTGTATACCAACGCTTTTAAGCAATTTTTGCCAAATTGTAGGAACTTTTGGGGGTCTGTACTTTTTTTTGAAAAAATTTTTTTTCATTACCCTCCAAAAAGTACCTACAATACCTACAATTGACCAAAAATCGACTAGAATTGTTGTATAGTGCGGCTTATTCGTGTAGGAACTTTTTTTGCAAAGTTCCGACAATCCTTTAAAATCAACGTTTTTAGACGATTGGAGTTTCCTACAATTTTTTAATTGTGGCATAAATATGGCAGAATTATGTCTCAATTCTGTCTTTCATAAAGTCTGGAACATCCCGTTTTGTGTACACAGCAAAAGGTTTCTTTTCTGCTTTATAATAATTTCTGTATGCTGTAATATAATCGGCATTTTTATATTGATCTGGCATACATTGAGGTGGAGTAGTAAAACAACCATCCCAAGAATGCCATCTTGTATGTTTAGTCGTAAGTAATTTATGAATACGCATTGAGTTATGAACTTTGCCGTATCGATAAGTATACTCATCGCCTAAAGCTTCTAATACATCTAAAGCAAATTTAAAATTCATATGGGCCTGACCTACCCATAAAGTCATTGGGTGTTTTGGATGAGCAATTTTATATAACTCACAATCATCGTCGTAATGTTTTTTATATGCACTACACAACATTTGTGCAGTTTCTAATACCATTTTAACTACGTGTTTATCGCAGTGGTATTTAGCTATTATTTTCGGATCCTTGTGTAGATGGAATAGATTCATTATTTTTTTCCCTTTCGTTATAATACTGATCAACTCTTCTTAACCAATTAAACTTAGCTTGTCTAAATTCTTGTCCTTCAAATATAAATTCTTGGAACAAATTGTCTTTAGTACAAATAAGATTAACTCCTTTTTGTATATTGGTACCATACACTTCATTGTGTGCTAGTGCATATGCGGCAAGTTGAAGCAGATAATCACCTATCCATTCTTTTCTTTTTGGCTTGTTACTTTGTTTAAAGTCTATTATACTTTCGGCCCCATCATAAATACCCACTACATCAGTAGCTCCTGCATACAACCCTGGGTAGTATAATGTTACTTCTAACCCCCAATATTCATTGAGTCTATTAGTAAGGCCTTTTTCTATGATTTGCTGGGCCATAGAATGGGCTAGAATGCCCGTCTCAGTTAAATCTAGGTGTTGCTGGTCCTTGATCCATGATTCTAAAATATGGTGCATTGTAGTCCCTCTGGATGCTGCTTGATCCTTGATTTTATCTGCCTCTACCGCGCCTACTCTTGCTTTCCAAGCGGCTAAAGCTTTTCTTTTTTCTTCTGGCTGAGTAGCTGCTAAGATAGTAGTCACGGACGGTAATTTCTGGTCACTTACATCATAATGCCTTTGACCTTGAATCAAGGACCTAGTTGATGTTGGATATTGATATAGATTATTCAGTTTCATTTAGATCTTCCACTGTTACAAGATAATTGTATTTTTTGCCTCTATATTCTCTAGACATTCTTAAATAAGCTTTGCCTGTATAAACGGCATTCTCTTCATAATTATTATAAGAATCCTGAAACTCTTCATCACTTTGACGAATTTCTTTACGAGTTAAAGGTTTATTTTTTCTTACATAAAAACCTGTGCCTCCATAAACGTGTTGTTTCTTATTTTTAAGACCTATTGAATTAATGGCATGCTCAACACCATCAAATCTTAAATCTATGAATCTATTTTCAATTGCCTTTAACTTAGGCCAGGGTAGTTTTTTTGTTCTTTTCATTAATGTAACCTTTCTATATGTTTTTTTTCTTCCATTGCTTCACCTATCATAAGCCTTCTTTTTTCAATTAATTTATTTAAAGCACCTATTACACCTTTTTCCCAAACCCAAGGTTTATTATAATAATCTACTTTAAACCAACTTTTAGGTAACCAAATTTGAATAGGTTTTAAAATAGCTCCATATTTATGTTTTAGCCACCAAAAAGATCTACCACTAATTTCATAAATTTCAGCTAATACTGCTTTTTTGCTTTGCCTAAGAGCAGTAAATCTTATTCTTCTATGAAAATAAAATTCGTTGTTCACTGTTTATCTTTCATCTCCTTATCTATTTCTAAAAATCTAATCCACATAGCCTTAGTTGATCCATTCTTTAATGAATTACATCTACTACAACAAAACATAACATTACCTTTTTTATAAGTTTCTTCTGAATTGAAACGATCTACTGATAAGTTAGTAGGTAACTTATTACCTTTACCTGTTCTTTTATAAGTTAATGGTACGTAACAATACTTACAAAGTTTACCATCAGTCCCTGGAAATTTATCTTTCATTTCTTGTATGTGCATATAATACTCAGCATACATTTCTTGTAAAGTTATTTCAGGTTTCCAACCTTTTCTTTGATAGTTTCCTTTTATTTTTGGATTAATTGCACTTGGTTTAAAGATTCGTTTAAATGAATTCTTAACATAAATTTCTTCCTTGTTATTGTATCTTAAATCACTATCTCTTTTCTTTTGTTTATTATTTCTTCTCCATTTCGCACCTCTTTTATTATCACAAAGTTTGCAATAAGATGATTTTTTATGAAAAAAATTATAAGTAAATTCTTGCTTACACGTAAAACAAATTTTACTTTTTATCGGTAACTCTTCCATCATCATTCCTTTTTCTGTTTGGCCATTTACATTCAATGGTTAATTTACCAACGTCTGTCCAAATGACAATATCATGTCCA